CATCTTCTGCACCAAGACCGGAAAGGAACACGCCATCTACAATATACGGAGTACTGCTTGCTTTATCAGAAACAGTCCAAGGAAAGAAAGCTTGGAGAGACATATCAAGAACAAGTATCTTGTTTTTCTTATTTGCAATTGTTTCAGTCTCAGAAGAGTACATCCAATAAATTCGATTACTCAATCTATCAAAGACAGAAGTAGCGTTCTTCTTAGCGGAGTTACCAATATTATCGTAGAATGTCTTAATATTATCAGAGATAGAAGTAACTGTTGGAGAATTATTCTCTACTGTAATAGCAAAAATACCAGAGACTCCCCAATAAATCGGTGTTCCAGAAACATTAGAAAGTGTTCTAGAATTTATAATACCAAAGTTGGAGATCTTACTAACGTAATATTCAGTAGCCTTAAAGACCTGATCAACGCCACCAATAGCCCATACGCCATTACTAGCGAGGACATAAAGAACGGAGCCTGTTGGAAAGAGAGCTTTAATATCCGAGATATCGGGGATAATAATATATCCACCATCTGAGTCCACAATACCAGCAGTATCTTCTGCTGTTGGACTTGCCATCTGATAACACTTTCCAAAGTCATCTTTATTCTCGACAACTTTCGAGAAGAAGATCTTTCCACCATTCTTAGAAGAGTTCAAACCAGCATACCAAACTCTTCCAGCATAAGAAGCAGTGCAAGAAAATCTTGAACTTTCGTTTACAACTGGAAGATTACCTATTGTAACTGGTGTGTATTCTGTAGCTTCAGACCTATCTTGATTAAAGAAGTCAAGAATAAAGAAACCATTTGGAGAAAGAGTATTACCTGAAGCAGTTGTATAAAACTGGCTTGCATTAAACTTAATACCCTTTTCATTAGGAGAGGTTTGTTCTACATAAAGTTTTCCAAAATACCAAGGTTTGTTTCTAGGAGGATATCCATAAAAATCTTCCTCAACTAAATACTGTTCATATGGGGTTGGTTCTTTTGGAGAACCGACAAAAGTAACTCTTTCTGCCCAACCCATATTGAATAAATCATACTTATAATTTTTTGTAATCCCACCATTTGTATCTTCTGGAACAAAGTCATTTGGAATAACTTTTGTTACAGTACCAGTAATACTATCATCTAAAGAATAGTTTGAACCACTAAGAGTAAAAGTAAAAACGCTATTTGAAGTAACAGTATTTACTAAAAACTCCCCGTTAAACTGAGAGAGATTACAATCAATTTTGATAGTATCCCCAGCTTCTAAAGCATGTTTATTCAATGTAGTAATCGTAACTGTATTACTAGTTCTTACAATACTATCAATATCAGAAGACATATTAAGGTATTCAAAGTCTCTAATTTCAATCTTAATTTTAGAGACAGAGATAGTATTATCGTTTGAATTATAAACTACTCTAATTGGATTAATAGCTTGAGATACAATTACAAGGTATCCGATAGAAGAAGATACACTTATCGGAGAAGTCGCAGTATCAAATTCATTTTCAGCTTTATAGTCTAGAAGATTAATTGAAAAGGGTTTCTCGCTAAGCGAAAGTGTTGAGTAAGACTTATCGTAAAAGTAAACTCTGCTGTTTACCTGAACAACAAGAAACTCAGTACCGCCAATACCAGAAACATTCTGCCAATTTTGCGTATGAATAAATGCGCCAGATCCGGCAGTAAACGAACTTGCAACATAATTCTCTTCAAATTCGATACCCCTCCTTCTTTGTCTAGCCCCGTTCTTAAGGAGATCGCAGTTCAATTCATCAGAAGAAGCACCATCAGGATAGGTCATAACAGAGGCTTCGGTAATAAGCCCCTTGATAAAGTTGTTTACAGGTTTAGTGCTATACGTCTGTACCAATCTTTTTATCCTTCGTCTTCAGTGGAGGAGCCTTATCCTCACCAAACATTCTATCCCACTTAGCCTCTTTGCTTTCGGGTACACTGTCCAACCAAAACTCAAGATCTGCTAATGCTGACTTTCTGCTAGTGTAATATCCCGAAAGATGGTCTGGAATACTACCAGAGTCTGTACCAATCCTGAACATACTGTAACCGTCTTCAGGCTTGTAAATTGTATACTTTGCTTTTCTTTTAGGACTTGTAATTGTAAGGAGTGTACCTTCTTTATTGTCTTCTACAACGATAAGGTCATTATCGGTTTCGGCCATAGTCATTCAAAACCCTCACTTCAGGTGTCTTAGATCTATTGTTTCTCTGGAAGTATCTATGCTTTCTAGCAAACTGTTCTACCTTCGGGTCTGCCCCTCCCTTAAGGAGAGACAGCGCCCGAGATTTGACCTCTGCAAGGTAGTAGGGAAAAATTGTGTCATCCATATCCGGAGTCGCACCATCAGACATAGTAAAGGATGGCAACTTGATACCAAGGACCAATGTCTTACTTGTCTGAAGAGTAGCCTCGACAGAAACATCATAACTGTCGAAACAAAGATACCTATCATCAAAGGATGTGTAATAATCAGGCATCTTGTTATTCAGGATTGGAAGAGAAATACCAGATGTCGGATCGGTAACAATGATTACTTCGGATGCAGTGGTATCCCTCGTAACAATTCTCTGAACAAATTCATCCGGTAGAACATAATCAATGAGCTTATATTCGAGTTCCCCACCAGTCTCTGATACATTGTATCTCAACTCCTTGATCTCTGTAACGCTATTCGCGTCCATAAAGTTGGGTCTAGCGGAGTTGGAAAGACCAGTAACTGTAACCAACTCCGAGTGTTCCGGAAGATCGACAGTTGTAATTACATCATAGTAGACACTCCTACAGATATTAGCAATTTGGGTTGCTTCTACGGTATCAGCAATACCGTTTACCTCATCAGAGTCCATATCATTCAGGACATCCTGAACGATCTCCAATAGTGTCATTTTAGCTGTAGCCATTATTATCTAGCCCTATGTATTCTAGATGAAATCAAACTAATATCTCTAATATTACCAGTACCAGAAGGAAGAGAGGATTTAATTCTAGCACCATGAGAAGCCATATTTGCTGTTACATACACCAGTGAAGTTTCAGAAATAAACTGATTAGTTTTCAGCAACGGAACAGTCTTCTCTGCAAGGAGAGTACCATAAGTAGTTCCATCTGAGGAACCATACAAAGAGATATCAAGATAAGCCTGAGAGGCTGATAGATTAACCAATTCAAAAGATAGCGTAATAGCCATCAAATCACCAGTGGATACAAAAAGAAGAGTATCCGTACCCAACGTCATTAGGGTACTATCAGTACCGTTGAAATTTACAGGAAGATTTGTTTCAACAGACTTTAAATTAAAGGATATTGTTTTTTCAGTATTATCAAGTTGGAAGTATGTTGTACTCGTATACGTCGTATTTGTATAATATCCCCAACCACTACCCGAAATATTAGAAAGGTTCTTCCAATTACCAGAGGAACTACCATTGGCTACATAAACCTGATTTGAACTGGCAGTAGAAATACCCTTCGGTTCATGAATACCATCTGTATCAGTCAAAGCGGAATGTTGTACGTTAGCCATTTAAGTATCCTATATTAATATCAACCGGGGGAACCATAAGTATTATTATACCATTTCTTTTTAACTTGTCAATGAGAAATAGGGAGGCTCCGAAGAACCTCCCCGTAGTGTATTACACTTCGATGTACTGGATCACCAGCTTACCACGACCAGCGGTGAAAGCATCACCAGAGGTTGTCGGAGTCGTATAGACATAAGCGTTATACGCACCAACCGAAGCCGTACCAGCAGACAGAGCACCATCGCAGCGCACAACCTTAGCGGCACCCAGCGCAGCAAGAGCGATAGTAGCGTCAATGCCATCAGCATCAATCACAGTACCGTCCTTCTGAGCCAGACCGATTGTCAGAGTAGCTGTACCCGCAGAGGTAGCAGCAGTCGTAACAATAAGGTAAGCACCGACGATGTACGAACCAGCCGGAATATACGCCTCATGACCGTCAGCAGCGGCAGAGATAGCCGTAGCAAAGTCAAAGTCAACAGCGATGCTCTTAATGGGGCCACAAGCCTCAAGACCAGCACCAGTCTGACCAGCTTCCGGGTTAGTGAAACGGACTTCAAGACCGTCCGAGTTTGTCCAATCAGCCATAATTTATCCTCCTATTACACAGCAGCGTTCGACAGAACGACAACAAGGTTCTCAGGACGGTACAGCTTCACGCCATAGCGGGCGGTTGTAACAAACTCTGTACGCTGGAAGTCCTTATTGTACTCAGTATCGACTTCCGGCATCTGTCTCCAAGCGCCGATGAACGGAACAACCGAAGCATCAGCAGAGAAGAACAGGTTCGCCTTAAACCCAGCGCAGTTGATCGCAGAACCGCTCTGATCACCAATCTTCACAGACTCTGTACCAATCGTAGCAACACGCTGCGAGGTGTACACATCGAAGCCGTAGACGTTACGGACGAAGCGCATACCCGTAGCAATGCCCGAAGACACAATGCCCTCGAACTGCGGGTTGTTAGACACGTTAGACAGGTTTGTAAGAGTTTCAACGAGGTAGGCCGCAGACGGATCGACAATAGCGACACGGTTGTTAGCCGACACGTTGGCCTTGTTCAGGGCAAGGTTAGCACGGGCAAAGTCAGCCAGCGTAATGCCGTTAGCCACCATCGTACCCGAAGCCGAACCCGAACCAGCGTAGCGATGGGCAACACCGTTAATAGTGTTTGCATTGCCAGCGGTCTGACCAGACTGAAGACCAAGGACTGTTTCCTCGACATGCTCCATAATGGCTCTCTCCTGCTCCGGAACGAAG